CGGATCGAGTGCTGATACGCATTCAAACAGGGATTTTACGTTCTCTGACGCATATCCGGATAGTGTACCTCGCAAAGAACACATGCGCATAACTGGTGACGGTGACGTCGGAATCGGAGATACAACCCCCTCCTACAAACTCGACGTCAATGGCGATATAAACGTCGCATCTGGTAAAAAATTTAGAATGAATGGTACCGCTCTCGCAAACTCTGCTATGATTACGGCAGACTCATCGAACACCGCCAGTCGCATTGTACAGAGAGATGCAAATGGAAATTTCAGTGCGGGGACTATCACGGCTGCTTTAAGTGGAAATGCCTCTACGGCGACCAGCGCGGACGACGCCGATACAGTCGATAATCTTCATGCGAGCCAGTTTCTACGCAGTGACACCCATGATACTTGCACCGGTAGCTTAACTGTCAGTGGCTACTATCAGATCGCGCTATACGAGTTTTGGAAAGCTGAGTGGAACTACAACACTTACATCAACGACGACGACTACGCGCGATACTTCAACGTAGGTGTATACGCAAATCGTTGGGTCAGGGGCGAGGGGTTTCTCGCAGCATCAGATGAACGTGTAAAGACGAACATTCAGACGCTCGACACGGAGATGGCACTTTCGAAACTCGACAAAATCAGACCAGTGAGTTATAAAATGAAAAATACGGGAGACTTTATGTTTGGTTTCATTGGGCAGGAAATAGAAAAGGAATTACCAAACGTAGTTAATAAGGCTGATGGAACAATACCAGATTTCAATGTGTTTGGTGTATTTTCAAATAAACAATCAACAAAATATCAAGGTAAAGACGAAGAAAAAGACGTGTTCATATATACACTTACATTAGAAGAACCAATACCATCTACATTTGATGTTGACAAGGCAATACTCATAGAGGCTGAAACTAATGGTCATACAAATCAATTTTTTTATGACCCTGAATACTGTGGTAAACCTGAAATAGGTGGAACTGTTATGAAGTTATTATCTGAAACGGATAATGTAAAAGAAGGTGTTTCATACAAAATTATCGGTACATTAGTTAATGATTTTAGGACACTCGATTATAATGAAATATTTACAGTGACCACGGCCGCCCTCAAGGAGGTAAATGAGCAACTCAAAGCTGAAAAGATTAAAACAGCGGACTTAACCGCTCGAGTCGAAGATCTAGAAGCAATGGTCTCGATAATTAAATTGAATATGACGTGGCCAGATGCATGATAATAAAATATGGCTACATTACAGATGAAGATAGATCACGTACACGCAGAATTTGTGTCTGGTAACGCAGTATCTTCTGACGTTACGACGCATTCGGTTGTATCGCGGGACGGAAGTGGTAACGTACACGCTAATAAATTTAAATCGGCGAACATGGAATTGACGCATAATGCGGCTGAGAGATCCAGCGACACCGTATTTTATTCTTCAGATGGTGACATTGTCTACAAAAATACAGCCGCTGGTATGAGATCATCCCTTAATTTTGAAAACTCCGCTATGATTGCGGCGACTTCATCGAACATAGCTTCGAATATTGTCGTGAGAGATGTGAATGGAGATTTCAGTGCGGGGACTATCACGGCCGCTTTAACTGGAAATGCCTCTACGGCGACGAAGCTTAAGACTGCGAGAACCATCGGGGGTGTCTCTTTTAATGGGACCGCCCCTATAGACCTCCCCGGTGTGAATACTGGGGGTGATCAAGACACGTCTGGAAACGCGGCGTCGGCGACGAAGCTCAAGACTGCTAGAGATATCGGGGGTGTCTCTTTTAATGGGACCGCCCCTATAGACCTCCCCGGTGTGAATACTGGGGGTAATCAAGACACGTCTGGAAACGCGGCGACGGCGACGAAGCTCAAGACTGCGAGAACCATCGGGGGTGTCTCTTTTAATGGGACCGCTAATATAGACCTCCCCGGTGTGAATACTGGGGGTAATCAAGACACAAGCGGGAACGCGGCGACAGCGTCGTCGTGTAGTGGGAACGCGGCGACGGCGACGAAGCTTAATACTGCGAGAACCATCGGGGGTGTCTCTTTTAATGGGACCGCTAATATAGACCTCCCCGGTGTGAATGCTGATGGTAACCAAAACACGTCTGGGTCGGCGTCATATGCGACGAATGCCGGTAAGCTCGACAACATCGATTCATCTCAATTTCTACGCAGTGATGCCAGTGATACAGTGAATGCGGGTGTTAGATACACTTGGTCGGCGACGAACACGAGTGGTTTGAAATTTGTAAATGCATCTTATTCGGGCTATTCTTTGGAAGTTGGTGGTTGGACAAGTAGCAACAGCAACAATATATCGCGTATCAGAAATTCAAATGGTAACTTACACATCGATAGTGCCGCAAATGGGGATTTGTATCTGAATCATTATACAAGTAGGCCGGTACATATAAATTCCCAGATTAACAGCAACCAAAAGCTTACCGTAACTGGATACGGCAGTCAATCCATAAACGACCAACGGTACTTCATTGCAGATATATATAGCCACCATAATTATTCCCTAGGCGAAGACGAAACTTACTGGTACAACACGGGTATACTATCAAGTTATTGGATCAGGGGTCAAGGGCTTCTTGCAACATCAGATGAACGTGTAAAGGTGGACATTCAGACGCTCGACACGGAGATAGCACTTTCGAAACTCGAAAAAATCAGGCCAGTGAGTTACAAAATGAAACATACGGGAGAATTTATGTTTGGTTTCATTGGACAGGAAATCGAAAAGGAATTACCAAACGTAGTCAATGAGGATAATGGAACAATAGTAGATTTCAATATAACGGGTGTATTTTCAAATAAACAGTCAATAAAATATAAAATTAAAGACGAAGAAAAGGACGCGTTCGTATATACACTTACATTAGACGCACCAATACCGTCTACGTTTGATGTTAACCTCTCAACATATATAGAAACTGCGTGTGTGAATGAAGGTCGTACAGCTGAGTTTTTTTATGACCCTGAATACTGTGGTAAACCTGAAATAGGTGGAACTGTTATGAAGTTATTATCTGAAAAGGATAATGTAAAAGAAGGTGTTTCATACAAAATTATCGGTACAACCGTTAATGATTTTAGGACACTTGATTATAATGAAATATTTACAGTGACCACGGCCGCCCTCAAAGAGGTAAATGAACAGCTCAAAGCTGAAAAAATTAAAACGGCGACACTCGAAACTAAATACGAAGAATTATTGAAGAGAGTTGAAGCTATTGAAAATCCGTAGTAGTTATTCATGTAAATTGAATAGGGTTTGAACAAGTACTACAGTATAAAGTTATAACGTGGGTGTAAAGTTATTTTATCTACAACGTCTGTGTATTCTAAAACATAAAATTCACTCTCTGTGACATTTGACAATCTAAGCTTTTGCATTCTGTGTTTGCCATCTACCATGCGATATTTACGGTTAGCTGGATTGGGCATATTTTCAACAATTATTGGTGGGTATGCGGTATCACAAAATTTATAACGGGTACCACCACAACATATACAGTTGTAGCCAATATCTTGGTCTCTTAAGTCATACCCTTTCCAAGCGATTTCATTGTGTTTTATAGTTTTCTTTCTGTCATCGGTCAATAGATGTTCTATATCTTTTAACCCGAGTCGTTGAGACTTATCATTTATTCTCCAGTCGCCGTATTCTAATGATTCTACACACGTATGTGACACATCAATTTCTGAAAACCAGGTCATCTGTATTATACTGGTATTAAAAACCCAACACTTTTCCTATTCGTATCACTACCTACGAAGTGCCATAATTTACCTTCACGGGGTATAATAAATTTATTTACATGCCACCCCTTCTTATCGTATTTAGTAACAATTTGATTTGTTTCATTGTCAAAATACTTAAAATAACTTTTGTTATCTTCTTCGGCCCACGTTAAATAGATCCGCGTACCGGGAGCATTGCTATTAGTATGCCAGCCACACCTACCACCCGGTTGATACATAAATGTACCGCGGTGTTCAACGAAGCTCTTGTTATAATGTTTTTTAAGTTTGTCTATTATGCGAATTAGGATATCTTCGGCAAAAAGGGGTGTGTAGGTATATCTATTTGTTTTTTCATGTAAACTTTCTGGTGCTTGTAAATCCCCAAATGTTTCTTTCCTGACAATATGAAATTCTTCATCAGGGTCGATGTTTGTAATTTTATCGGGGTCTTGTGGTTTTCTGACGTGTTCCATCGAACTCCAGTCGAGCTTATCTAACATATCGAATTCGTCCTTGAACAGGATGTCCATCTATAAACACAATTGAATATTTATATAATAATATAACGTGCCATTTCGATTAAGGGGCTTAAACTGAAAAGGGGTAACTCAAATAAGTTGAATGAATGTTGTAGATGTGTTGGGTTTCACGAGTTCGATACTCATAACACTCATGTTTATCCCAGAAGTCATACACGTGTATCGTAATCAGGACGCGAAGGCTATAAATTACTCTTTTTTACACCTTAATCTTCTCGCGAGTGCGTTTGCGCTCGTATATTCCGTGTATTATGACGTAGTTCCTATGACTATCACGAATGTGTCGGCGGGATTGTTTTCGTTAGTGATGTATCATTTTAAATATACAAAGGAGGTTAAAGAAAATAGTATTAGTAATAATGAAGAGGAGGTGTAACCTTTCTTCACATAAGCTCTTATAGTGTAGTGGTCATCACCTTGGACTTTGAATCCAATAACCCTGGTTCGAGTCCAGGTAGGAGCTTATCCGGCCTTAGCTCAGATGGAAGAGCAGCTGACTGTAGTACGTAATACTAAATTTGCAATGTAAAAATTGTTATCAGCGGGTCACCCGTTCGAATCGGGTAGGCCGGACCATTCCTCCTTAGCTCAATTGGAAGAGCACACGGCTGTTAACCGTGGGGTACTGGGATCGAAACCCAGAGGTGGAGAGGCACCCGTAGCATAGTGGTTAATGCGCCTCCTTAGTAAGGAGGAGATCGCGCGTTCAAATCGCGTCGGGTGCAACAAACGGGATGACGCAGTGGAAGCGTGTCGGGCTCATAGAAAATGGTAATTTTCGCCGTTCTAGAACGACCCGAAAGTCAGTTGATCGAAACAACTTCTCGTTATCTTTACATGATGTAGCACCATCATGTAAAGATAGCCATTTAAAAAAATAACCTCAATATATATAAAATGTCTGGTGGTATTGCCCAACTCGTCGCCGTCGGCGCCCAGGATGCCCACCTTGTCGGCCAGCCTGAAGTCAGCTTTTTCAGATCTAACTATCGACGTCACACAAATTTTGCCCAAACCGTAGAACGCCAAGTGCTCCAGGGCGTCCCAACTGCTGGTGGTATCTCCACCGTTCGTTTCGAACGCAAGGGGGATCTCCTCGGATACTGCTACATCACGCAGCGCACTCCAGCCCTTTACAAAAAGTCTGAATGGGCTTCCCGAATTAAGAAGGTCGAGTGGTTGGTCGGTGGCCAGGTCATCGACGAACAAACGTCTCACTTTTCTCAGTACATCGCCCCAACTATCCTCGCCCAAAACACGAGCAAGGGTCCAGATCGTTTGGAAGCGTCCAAGACTCGAATCTACCCCCTTCGATTCTCTTTCTGTGAAAACTGGCAATCTGCGATCCCATTGATCGCGCTCCAGTACCACGATGTTGAATTGCGAATTACCTGGGATACTCCAGCGGCCACTGATTATGAAGTGCACGCGCAATACATCTACTTGGATACCGATGAACGCACCACTTTGGCGGGTACTCCACAAAACATGATCATCACCCAAACGCAAAAGTCTATCGCGTCGGGTAACGCCATGCAAGAGCTCAACTTCAACCACCCAGTCAAGCTCGTGGCGTCGTCCAATGTATTTGACGGTACTCAACTCGGTATTGCCACTGGTTCCATGAAGCTCCAAATCAACGGTACCGATGTTACCGATTCCAAGCCAACCGTCCCACATTACACCGAGGCGTCCTTGTATTACCACACGGCGTCTTCGTCCGTTGAGGATGATGCGGGTAACTACTTCTTGTATCCATTCTGCCTCGAGACCGCGAAGTTGCAGCCAACTGGTTCGCTCAATTTCAGTCGTCTCGACTCGGCGCGTCTCGTCTCCACCGGTGGTACCTTTACCGCTGGCCAAGACGTGTACGCTGTGAACTACAATATTATGCGCATTGAAAACGGTATGGGTGGTTTGATGTACTCTAATTAAATTAGACACTAATATCAAATGCTTTGGAAGTATTTATTTCTTCTAGGGTTTGTGTTTGTACTCACGTATGACCCAAAATCCAGGACACTCGAAAAATTCATTTCCCCCATTAATCAGGAGGAAGCTACTTAAAAAAATTCAACGTTTCTATTACACAAAAGTATGATCTCGTTCGATAGAGAGACTCTGACTATTGTAGCTGTTATTTTGTGCATTGCGGCCACCGTTTACATGTACAAGGAGTTTACACAAGCTAAGAGTGATATCGAAGGTATCAAAGGTTTCTGTAATAAAATCGTTCAAGCGCACACACCACCACCACCACCCACTCAACAACGTGTTATCCAAGAACATGATGAAGAGGAGGAGGAAGAGGTCGTAATCAATAATGTTGCCGAGTCCAAAGAAAATTAACATCTCTGAAGATTATAACTTGCGATCAGCGCAATGAAGAAATATAAAGCGATAGCGGTACCAGTAACATTTACGAGCGACAAACCCAAATTCCTAACGGTGAGAGATAAGCGCTTTAAAGACTGGATATTCGTGACCGGAGGGTGTCGCCGAAGAGAGATTTTCAATCCAATTCGGTGTGCCCTTCGCGAACTTGAAGAAGAAACGCGTGGTGTCGTTTCTTTGAAGAAAGGCGAGTATACGGAATTTAAATTTATAGTCAAAGAAAGCCCAACCGTCGAGTTGGAATATAACGTCTTTGTGTTTTTCGTGAATTACACGAAACCCGAACAAGTTGATCTCGTTAAGAAGTTCAACGATGAGAAACAAAAGACGATAGCTAAAAAAATACAAAAACAACCTATTAAGCGTACGCACGACGAAAATGATTTCATGTCGTTCGATACACTCCAAGAATTCAGGATGAAGAAGCAGTGGGATCGTATCACTAAAAATGTACTCGAAAATCCAGAATTCTATGCGTGTGTTACATCTTTGAATAGAAAATCCTTTGCTATAAAATAATGAAGTCGAAGAGCTACATTTTAATGCAAATACATGATTTGCTCGTCAATAGACATTCATACACACCAACTCGTGCGAACGATTACATCGAAGAGCACAAGGAAGATAAGGTGTATGAACTTTTAGTGTTGAAGAAAAAACTAACAGAAGATGAAGCAACACATCCAGATGTATCGTTTAGGAAGTCGATATGGAGAAGCTTTGAAGAAGATTAAAAGAATTACGCGAACTAATGGTAAGTATGTTCAAGGAGTGGTGCAAGAGTCATGGCTTCTTTGAAAAGAACCCCAATCCATCACATGTGTTCATGGACGGCGGTGTGCTGTCCGTACCATTTGATAGATTGACTGAATTTTATGAAAAATACGTTGAGTGTATCAAATCGAACGAGAAGATATATCTCGTGGAGCAAAAGACGATCGATGCGTATAATTTTTTCGTTGACCTCGATTACAAGGATGATGACGTTCTCACGGTAGAAGAAATTAACCGCGTGTGTAAAGTCATATGCGACAGGGTGAGTAAACATGGAGGGAAGGACGCGCTCGTATGTGTTTCAAAACCAAAGAAGGTGGATGATTTCATGAAAACGGGTGTACACATAAATTGGCCGGATTTTCCAGTGAATAGATCCTCGGCGCTAGCTCTCAGAGAACACATCATAAACACACTCAACATAGCATATGGATCAAAAGACTGGAACGAAATAGTCGATTTGTCCGTGTACGGAAGTAGTGAACGAAACACCCGTGGAAGTGGGTTTCGAATGCCATTTTCACATAAATGGGTGACGCATAAAGCGTGTAATGGTAAGGGGTGTTCGGAATGTGATAGAGGAAAGGAGACGCAAAGTGAGTACCTTCCTATACTTTTGTACAAACATGGACCTCTCGCCATGTTCCAAAATGTGTCACCGGAACCAACCGTCGAACTCATGAATATGGCGACTCTTCGGACAGAATGCACCGACCCCAGAATAATCGAAGGTGCACAGAAAAGAAAGGAAGGTTCTTTCACAGCGAACCAATTGAAGGACGAACTCAAAGACCCCGAAACGTGTGCTTTACTCGAAACGTTCATACGTAGACATATGGAAGGTCAAACGAATGCCCGTGTAAAGAATCTGTACCGAGAAAAGAACAGTTACCTCGTCGCCACGACGTCTAGGTATTGTGAAAACACGAAACGCAATCACGGGTCAAACCACGTGTGGTTTCATATATTAGGGGACACCATAAAACAAAAATGTTTCTGTCGTTGTGAAACGATAAGAGGTCGATTCTATGGATTTTGTAAGGATTTCTCGGGACGAGTACACCAATTACCACCAAACATAGTCGAAAAATTACAGGTGAAGAAATTTAAGCCACTCCCAAAGAAAAAGCCTGTCGAAAAACCAAAATGTGACGTACGCGAAGACCTTAAAGTGTATATCAAAAAATACATGATTCAAGATGATAATCTGGAAATACACGCTATAGAGAATGTGAAAGGCAAAAAAAAGCTCGTGAAAACGAATCACACGTGTCCCACGTGTTCCACAAAATCGGACTTTTCGATATTCAAAGACGAGATCCAAAAAGTTTGTAAATGTACGAATAGAAAACACAGGCTTATAGACAAGATAACATCTAAATTATAAATATGTTTGCGGTGGTTATTTTACTGGCGATGATTTATGTATCATCGAGAATAGCAAAAATAAGCGCAAAGCCCGATCCAGTAGAGGAAATCATGAGAGATGTCCGTGAATACGCGCACATAAACGGGATACTCTACAGGGAATTCAATTCGAATCTACACATGGCGGTAGAATTTAAGGGTCACGTAGATATTTCGCAGAAACTATTGGAACGAGCCATACATAATCTAGAAGAGCTCGGTATGTACTCCAAAAATGAAGAAATAATGAGTAAATTGAACGCAGTAATAGAACGGTTGCATAACTTAAAGATGTAATGAACATATATATTATAAAATGTCTAATATTAGAACTCGCTCCGGACGAGTTTCTAAGCCCCCGGAGCGTCTCGAAATATTTGAAGAGGTAGAGGACGATTACACGGATGACGATGACTCTGATTTCGATGAAGATGATTACGATTCGGAGTCTGAAAGTGAATCAGAGTCAGGTGACGACGAGGATGCGGATGAAAATGGTAATTTAGCTGGATTTATTGTTGATGATGAAGATGATGATGAAGATGAGGAATAATGTAGTTAAAAAAATAAAACTCGAATTTATAAATGGAGAGTGATATAGGAAATCCACTCGAGTACACCCCAGATGTACTCGAAAAAGAAGAACAAATAGAGGATGAACAACATGATCAAGAACCCATGTATTACTACCCTCCCCCACCACCTCCACCTCCACAAATGCAATACCAAGAAAAGATTGATATCTTTTCAAATCTCGACAAAACCGCGTACATAGTCATATTCGTGGCTTTCATTTTAGGATTTTTCATGGGTAAGACCATGCAACCGGTCATTCTTAGACCAGGATAAAAATGTGTTCCGTTTAAGTGTTTCGTGTCCACACACTTAACCAGAATATATACAATAATGGTGATCAGGGATACCGATCAGCATTATATCTTTTTAATTATTTACGCGGAGTTCACTTCTTCACCTTCAGTCGCCTCAGCCTCAGCCTCGCGCTTCTTACGTCGTTCTTCGATTTCATCAGCGACGATCTTATCGGCTTCCTTCACGAGCTCTTCCATCTCAGCGTCCGGCTTTTCCTTCTTAAGACGCTCCAAAACCTCAGCTGGGTGACTGATGGGTGGTTCATCTGGTTTCGTGTAAAATTTGGAATTCTCGTCACCCGGCTTAATGTACGTGTTACTTGGGCTCTCCATCATATCTCTCTTACGATCAGCGAACATCTTGGCCGCCATTTGTTGATTTTCTCTGTACCCCGACATGAGCTCCTCTAATTTTTCGTTCGTGTAATGAACGTCCTCTATAGCGGTGGCGTCCGGTGGAATCAACAACCATTTGTACATGTCCACGACATAAATATCAAAGGTGGCGTCTTCCTTTTGAAGACGCTTCGCGTGACTCGCGGCTTCGTCTCTAGAATTGAAAGCTCCCCGGATTTTAATACCAAACTTATCATTCTTCTGGGGACATTCCGGACCAACGACGGACAGGCAAGCAAAGAGCTGACCGGGAACGGTGGTGTAATCTTGTTCAAGCGACATTTCTGAGTTAATGTGTACTCAAAACTTTAAGCCAACTTAAAAGGTACATACGCCAATATACAAATGGTTCATGAATTTTGGAATACCCAACCCATGCCACAAAATCACTCTGAGGGTGTGGGTGAGATTGATTCGTCTAGAACATATAGCGAAACACCCATTACATTACCTAAACACTATGAATGGTCGACGTGTTCTATACATGAAATATCCGAATTTCTGTCTTCGCACTACATACGCGACGAACACTTTTCGTTCAAGTATTCGAAAGATTTCGTGGAATGGGCCACTGAATCCGATTGGAATTTAGGTCTTCGAACAAAGTCTGGTGGAAAACTAGTCGGTTTCATATCCGGTGTACCAACCAAGTATAGAGTACACGACACAGTCCTCGATGTTTTACAAATTAACTTTCTCTGTGTTCATGACTCAATTCGAAATATAAGACTCGCACCACTCCTCATATCTGAGATACGTCGACGAGCTAATGCGGTTGGTATATGGCAAGCGGTATACACGGCCGTGGCGGAACTCCCCACCCCCGTCGCAAAGACATCGTATTGGCATAGACTCATAAACGTGCGTAAACTCAACTCGGCAAAATTTTCGGATGAGCGAGAAAGACCTCACGCAGTTAACGGATCGTGTACACACTGGCTGATGACCAATAGTGATGTGCCGAGGGTTACCGAAATCTTACGTAAACACATGTCCCAATATTCTATCGCACCCGTTGTAGATGAATCGTACGTGCGTCGGTGGCTTTTACCCAAATGTGAAATAGTGTATTCATACCTAAATGACGAGGGTCATTTCACGAGTTATTACTCAGTACCCTATAGGTCAGTCAAGACACAAATGTATATAAATCAAGCCTATATGTTTTACGACACGGGTCGTGGTGACCTCAAGTCGGCGGTCATGCTCGCGCGCAATGCCGGGTTCGACGTGTATAATACATTGGATATTGGTTTGAATCCTAGTACACTCCGTGATTCCAAGTTTTTGAAGGGTAATGGTCATAATCACTGTTACGTTTACAATTGGTCTTGTGGCGACATACCACCCGATAAAATATCCATGAGATTTTTCTAGTTGTGTTGACATCCTCTATGCCCCTATATGTTCTGCGAAGCAACACCATGTTTTTTGGAACTTTTTATAGAGAGACTATGTCTAATTTTAATCTAATGACGAGATTTTTATGAAATTTTGAAAATAAAAATAAAAAAAATTATTTTTTTTAAAACTTTTTTCTTTAAAAAGAAAGTGAAAAAAAAATATTTTTTTTTTCGAATTTCATTTTCAAAAAA